ATAGACACAGAAATATTTTTTAGTTGTAGTCCTAAACTATGGTCAGTTGCAGGTGAGAAAAGAGAAAAAGCAATCAAGCCTCAAATAGTAGCAGAGTACAGAGAACTTTCTGATAAAGGACAATTAAAGTTTGTAGTTGGTCCAGACGATAGAGAGTGGGAAGAAATGGAAGAAGTTATTAAACTGTTTAAAGCAGAAGGTGTAGATTGGCCTATATGGGTTATGCCAACAGGTGCTAGAGAAGAAGAACAAATAGCAGGTGCAGGCAAAGTTGCTGAAAAGGCATTTAAACGTGGATATAATGTAGCGGCAAGAGTACATGTATACTTGTTTGGTAATGCAATAGGAACTTAACATGTTACAGTTTATAAAAAATCTATTTAAAAGTAAGCCAGCAAACAAGCCCTACCATCCACCGTATCCAGAATACGAACTTGAAAACATACGTGAATACAAAAATAAACAACATCAAAAAGCAATGAAGGCTAAGGTTGATAAAGACCCTTCAGATAGAATAAGAAAGGCAGGATGGTAATGAAAGGAAAACATATGGAAAATAAATGGCAAAAGTTAAAAACAATATTAGGAGTTACACCTAAGATTGAAAAAACTGCACCTGAAACTAGTTCAGAAGAACAACGTAGAGCTATTCTACAAAAAGAAAAAGATGAAGCTACAAAAGAAGGTAAACCTTGGGTAGGTGTTCTTGATACTCAAGTAAATCCTGAGAACATCAAGAACGGATTCTTCGAGCTCGATTGGAATAACGAGTTTATTGAACAACTACTTGATGCAGGTTACTCAGGTGAAACTAATGAAGAAATTGTGAACGGTTGGTTTAGAACTATTGCAATTCAAATTCTAGAAGAAGATGGCATTGACACACAAAGAGATATAGGATATATCAATGTGAAGCCAATTGATAAAGAAAAATCAGAGGTTAGCTAACATGAAATTTTTTGCTATAATATTTTTAGCTACAGTAAGCTATATAGATAACCCTAATAAAACTGAAAACCTATTTAGTTATCAACTACAGTTTCCTTCATACGATGAATGTGTAATTTTTTATAACGACTATGAAGCAAAATTGCTTAATGGATTATTAGACCATAGCAAAAAGAAATTTGGCGATGTTAATATAGAGTATCTTAGTTGTGCAGAAGTGGAAATTACACCTAATTTAGATGTTCCTATGGTACTTGGTCAAAGGCCTGTATATAAAAGAGAAGACTAATGAGATAAGATCTAATGGTGCAACAACAGGTTGCAAATTTATGGCAACACTTTGTAGGTGTAATTTGTCTAAATCAAACAGGTAGAGTTCAAGTGAAACGTGTACTACCTGTATTCTTTGCAAAATGGCCTACTGCTGAATCATTTCTTAAAAGTAAAAAAGAAGATGTTGTAGAAGTTATCAGAAGTTTAGGATTTTATAACAGGCGTGAAAATTCTATAAGAAAAATGACCCAAAGTTACTTGACATGGGACGGAGAAGATGCTACTATGTTATATGGAGTTGGGAAATATGGTTCTGATAGTTATAGACTTTTTTACAAGAACGAAATACCCGAAGACGTGGGAGATCACGAATTGCAACGATACGTAAGAGAAGAGTTAAATGGCCACATATATACTAGTTGATACTGCTAATACATTTTTTCGTGCAAGACATGTAGTAAGGGGAGACCTTGACACAAAGATTGGCATGGCTTTGCACATTTCACTTAGTGGTGTAAAAAAAGCATGGGCAGACTTTGATGGTGATCATGTTGTATTCTGTTTAGAAGGTCGTAGTTGGCGTAAAGACTTTTACGAGCCTTACAAACGAAATAGACAAGATGCTAGAGAGGCACTGACAGAAGCAGAGCAAGAAGAAAATAAAACTTTTTGGGAAACATTTGATCTATTTAAAGACTTTGTAAAAGAAAAGACAAACTGTACTGTATTACAAAATCCGCAACTAGAAGCAGATGACTTAATTGCAGGTTGGGTACAAGCACATCCAAATGATAATCATGTTATTATTTCAACTGATGGAGACTTTGCACAACTTATTGCACCTAATGTAAAACAATATAACGGTGTTAGCAATACAATTATTACACATGAAGGTTACTTTGACGATAAGAAAAAGAAACCCGTGCTTGACAAAAAGACAGGAGAACCTAAGCCTGCACCTAATCCTGCATATATGTTATTTGAAAAGTGTATGCGAGGAGATACTAGTGATAATGTGTTTAGTGCTTTTCCTGGTGTACGTAAAAAAGGCACAAGAAACAAAGTAGGCTTACAAGAGGCATTTGAAGATAAAGATACAAAAGGCTATAACTGGAATAATATGATGTTACAAAGGTGGGTTGATCACGAAGGTGTAGAACATCGTGTACTAGATGACTACAATCGTAATGTAATACTATGTGATTTGACTGCACAACCTGGCAACATTAGATCGATTATAAATGATGTAGTTGAAGATGCTACAGAGAACCCTAAATCAGTAACACAAGTAGGCATGAAACTAATGAAATTCTGTGCTAAGTGGGACTTACAAAGAGTAAGCGAACAAGCACAACTATATGCTGAACCTTTGAATGGAAGATACAAATGACAGTCTATATCGTAGCACTAATGACATTGCTAAACAGTCAACTACAAGGAGTTGAACCGCCAATGGCATATGTCTTTACCGAACCAACTTTCACCTCAGTAGATCAATGTAAGCGATATGCAACCTTAAACGGAAATAAAATATTGTTTAAATTGTACGAAGAGTTTGGAAGCGACTACAGACCACATATGGTTTCATGTGTGGATCAAGACGTAGTAAAACAACTAACAAAAGAAGGAATAATAGAAAAGGAGTTAGAAACATAATGAGTATAACTGCAAAAGAAATAGTTGATGGCAAATTTTGGATATTAGAAGAGAACGGACAAAAAGTTGCAACATTAACTCTTTCAGATGAAAAATATCTACTTAGCGATTCAAATGGTACAAGATTTTTTGATAGCGAAGGAGATGTAACTGGAGCAATAGGGGAACCAATAAAGTGGAATAAACTGCAAATTACTGTAATTGATACCAAAGAATGCCACGGATTTCCTACAACTACTGTTCCTTATAATCCACTGTATGATGTAAAAAATAAACTGCCATTATTTACAAAAAGTTACAAGTCAAAAAGTTTATATTGTGCAGGATTTTATATAATTAAATTTGATAAAGGTTGGGTGAAAAGTTTTTGTCCTAAACTTATTACTTTAGAAACTTATGATTACCAAGGGCCTTTCAAAACAAAAATAGAAATGCGAGAAGCATTAGGAAGAGCAAATGGAAAAAGAACCAATTAATACTGCACCATTAGAACAGTTCTTAAAACAGGTAAAAGGTGCAGATCAGAGTAGGTCTAATGAAGTAAGACTTGATATTTCTCAAGCTAAAACGTTAGCATTTACTTTAGGTATTGTTTTAGCTAGGTTAAACGGCGATTTAGAAAAACTTATTCAAAAAAATACCCAAGAAGATCAACCTATAGAAATACAAATGGACGGCGGTCGAGGCTTTTAAAAGATAAATATATACGTATATAACTAAGGAACGTATATGAGTAGACCAAAGCCAAATGTATTGTTAGAATTTATTGACAAAAAATCGTATAGAGCAGAGCAAGTTTTAGACGCAGAAGCTATATGGGCTGTTTTCTACAAAAACAAACCATTTAATTTAAAAAGTTCCAACTCTTTAACAAATTATCCCGGTCCTAAATATAAAAAGGTTTCATTTTCTAATCCTGGACATGCTCATAACTTGGCTGAAAAATTAAACGACATGTTTGATTCTAAAGACTTCAAGGTAATAAAGCTAACTTCAGGTGAAGAAGTGAAAGAATGAACTTAAAAGAAACATATACAAAAATATTTCTAAAACAAGCAAACATTAGTATATCAGAAGCTACACTAAAAGAACACATGCCTCTATGGTGGCAAAACACTCGCGATAAAAAAGAAGGCGGATTACGTCTTACAGAATCAGGATTTATCTTTTTGAAAGAAACACTTGATCTTAGATTTTATCAAATACCTTATCCTAAAAACAAAGCAATTACAACTCAAACAATAATTTTCCTTGACAAGTTTATAACTTGTCCATATTTTATGGCTAAAGATAGTCTTTACGTTACGAACGAAAAGAAGTCATTAGAACTGCATCTTTTCGCAGGAGATCTACGTAAATATGGACTTGTTAAAGCAATGAAACGACAATCTTAAACTTTTTGGTAAACAAAAGGTTGACTTTTATTCTAGTGATGCTATACTGTATATATAGTTAGAAATTAGGCACTGACGAAAAAAAGGAGTACAAAATGGAAAATGTAGCAGTTCGCACACTAGGCCCGAATACGGCAAAATCAAGAATATTACATGCAATGAACAAAAAGAGGCCCGTATTTATTTGGGGACCTCCAGGCATTGGTAAATCAGATATCGTTCATCAAATTGGTGAGTCTATTGAAGCTCACGTAATTGATGTTAGGTTATCACTTTGGGAACCAACAGATATTAAAGGAATTCCGTATTATTCAGCAAACGATAATACTATGCAATGGGCACCACCTGTTGAACTTCCAAATGCTAAAATGGCTAAGAAACATAAGGCAATTATCCTTTTCTTAGACGAAATGAATTCTGCGGCTCCGGCTGTACAGGCGGCGGCTTATCAGCTTATTCTTAATAGACGTGTTGGCACTTATGAACTACCTGATAATGTTTATATTGTTGCCGCAGGTAACAGAGAAGCAGATAAAGGTGTTGTTTATAGAATGCCGGCTCCATTAGCAAACAGGTTTGTTCACTTAGAACTTTCAGTTGATTTTCCAGATTGGTTTTCATGGGCCGTTGATAACAAAATTCATAAAGACGTTGTAGGTTATTTGCAATTTAGCAAAAAGGACCTATACGACTTTGATCCGAAATCTCCAAGCCGATCATTTGCAACTCCGCGTTCATGGAGTTTTGTTAGTGAGTTGCTTGAAGATGAACTTGACGAGGAAACTACAACAGATCTTGTTAGTGGTT